TCTTCCCACCATATTTTCCACCATATTTTCCTCCTTATTTCCCACCGTATTTCCCACCTTTCTTCCCACCGTTTTTCCCGCCTTTCTTTCCTCCATTCTTCCCACCGTTTTTCCCACCGTTCTTCCCACCGTTCTTCCCACCGTTCTTCCCACCGTTCTTCCCACCGTTCTTCCCACCATCTTTTAAGTAAAGGAAAAACCATATTATGGTTAATATCTTAAAGGTAAAAAGGTCTGGACAAGCAGCTCAAACACCAACTTCTTTAGAGGATGGTGAATTAGCGATCAACTACGCTGATGGGAAGCTGTTCTATAAGAACTCTTCAAACTCCATAGTGCGGAGCAGCGTTAATATCTTCGATTGTTGGTACAGCAAGCCAGATCACTGTTAGCTCTACAAGCGGAGCATATACCCTATCGCTTCCGTCAACAATAAATGTTTCGCAAGTGCAGGCAAGCACACTTTTAGTTGACTCAATAGAGATAGACCCTTCTGGTGCATCTACAAACCAAGTGCTTAAGTTTAACGGAACAAAATTTATACCCGGCATAATATCTATTTACGAAAATACCGGAGGATCCTATACAGAAGTATTTGGTGATAGTATAAATAGCTCATTTTTAATTACTCATAATTTGGGTACAAGAGAAGTTTTAGTTATTGTACAAAATGTAAATAACTACGAAAACGTTGTAGTAAACTGGAACGCAACAACGATTAATGCAGTAACTTTAGACTTGTCTCAAGTAGTGGACCTTAACTCAAAAAAAGTCATAGTCCTTTCAGCTGGTACAGGGTTTAAACATACCCAAATTATAGGCGACGGTACCTCTACAGAAATCCCTGTAAGCCATCTATTAGGCTCACAGGAAGCTTATGCGGTAGTTAGGAGTACAACTGCCCCATACGAAATTATAGAATGCAGGTTCGAGCCTAGGTCAAAGAAGCATGGTGTTTTATTCTTCTCGTCTCCTCCAGCAGTGGATTCTTTATCAGTTTCAGTTTTTGTGCCTTTGCAAGGCTTTGCATATTCTGTTAATATTGGAAACAACGTATCAAATTCTTTTAATATTACTCATAATTTAAATACAAAAAATATAAATATAGTATGTAGAGATACAGAATATCCTTACGCTTATTCTGAAATACAATGGGAAGCGAATTCGGACAACACCGCTGTAGTAAGGTTTTCCGCCGCTCCAGGAGTTTTATCTAAAAGAATAACAGTATTTAGCTCAATAGGTTCAAAGTATGACCTTGGTAATTTATCTGAATTGAATGACGTTACTTTAACTAGTGTACAGAATAGTGAAACATTAATTTACAACGGTTCTTCTTGGGTCAACAGGCAAAAAATAAGCACGACCGTACCATCAAGTATTTATGGACAAGCAGGAGATAAAAAAGGAGACGTATCCATTGATGCGACCCACCTGTACGTATGCTATAGTGATTACGTAAATAATAGCACCCGAGTGTGGAGAAGAGTACAACTAGATTCTTCTTGGTAGTCATATATATAATTTAGAGGTTTTACATGTTCCAGCTAAGTGTTGTGGATTATGTTTTCTTAGTACAACAATACAAGAATAGCTTGCCTATAAACACTTTTGCCCTTATGGAAAATAAGAACAAAGAATGTTTAATTCCTTTTATTGAAAAAAACATAAAAAGAAATATAGATAACTCAATAATACATTCACATAAAATAACAAAAGGACTTTCTCAAAAAGAATACCCATATTTAATAAAAGACAAAAGTTTAAATATAAACAATCATATTAGCTCCTATAACTTAGATGGATTGTTAACAGAAAAAGAAAAAAAAGATCTTTTAAAAAAAATATACAATAAAAAATTTAATACAAAAATTCCACTTTGGGAATTAGTTTTAATATATAATTTTGATGAGTTTGGGAACACTGCTTTGATAAGAAGAATACCTCACCTGGTAGCAGACGGGGAGGCAAACAGTGCTGTGTTTAATATGTTCTTTGATCAATGTACTCTTCCTAATGTAAAATTAAAAGATAATAAAATTAACTGGTTTAACTGTAAGCTGTCAAACATACGAAAAATTATAAAATATTATGGATTTTTTATATGGGGTTTTTTATCAAAAACAAATGATATTAACAATAAACTAGAAAAAAACACTGATAACCAAAAAAGTATATGGGTAGATCCAAAAAACACAAAAAAAAGTTACACAAAAGTAGACTTTAAGTACTTAGATATTGAAAAAAAAATGAAAACATTAGGCGTTTCTTTTACTGACTTTTGTGCTTACGTAACCTCTACTGGCTATATAAACTATCAACTTTGTAAAAATAAAACCATAAATAAAAAAATATATGGATCAATTCCAGTAACTTATAGAAAAACAAAAAAGAACAAACCATTGTATGGCACGCAAGCTATTGGGATGATTTTTGACTTAAACTCAGAAGAACCAGATAATTTAAAAAGATTGTTTAAAATTAAAGATTCAATAAAAAAAAATCTTATCTTAATAAAAAAATCTCCTTTAATTTACTATTACAAAGCATTCTTAAGCTATCCTTTTAAGGACAAAATGCATAAGTCTATAGCAATGCTTTATAGCACAGATTGGAATAACCGTAGAAAAATACCTTTATTTAATAAAGAGGAATTTTCTATTGGAACTTCTGTTTCTTTAAAAAAACTTACTTTCTCACATTTTGATTATTCTATAAATAATAATAAAATTTTAGAAATTAACACTTTTCCAACAATAGTTCATTCAGACACAAGCATAGGGTTCAACACAATGTTTAGGGTTGATAAACAAAAGCTAATACTTTCCGTATGTTCGGTTGATGGAATAATAGAAGATAGCGATCTTCTTCTAACCATGCTTGAAAAAGCTGTCTATGATTTAGTTGATTAAGAAAAGATATGGTATAATAAAAATTATGGAAAATAATAAGATTGAAATCCCAAAAGAACAAATCCAATCTTGGAATGTATTCTTTGCTATACCTTGCTATAACTCAGTGGTTACAGAACCATTCTTTGCTTCATTCTTAAAAACTAGTATATACTTAAATTCCATAGGCTTAAACTGGACATTGTGCACTATAGCTGATTCATTAATAAATAGAGCAAGAAATAATTTAATAGCTAAATTTTTGGGTAATAAAGAGTGCACGCACATAATGTTTATAGATTCAGATATTCAATTTGACCATGAATCAATCGTTAAACTTCTTTGGCATGACAAAGAAATTATAACAGGTTCATATCCAATTAAAGAAATAGATTGGAAAAAAGTAAAAGAATTGTCAATAGAAGACACTGCCCATGAAGATTTATTGTCTAAGTCGACAAAACACGTTGTTCATTTAGCCAAGGAAAATCAAACTACTGTAAACGTAGAAAAAGGCGCAATAGAAGTCTTTGAAGCTGGCACTGGTTTTATGTTAATAAAGCGTGAAGCTTTGGAGAAAATGATAGAGCAGTATGGGGAATACAAGTATCTAGATGACACAGGTGCCCTTAGCCCGGATGAAATAGATTACGCTTACGCTTTTTTTAATTCATACGTTGACGAAACTGGTAGGTTCCTTTCCGAGGATTATGGCTTCTGCAGATACTGGCAAAATATAGGTGGAAAAATATGGTTGGATCCATCTATAAATCTTTCTCATTTTGGCAGCATGAAATATACTTCTAGTATTCAAGACTATATTAATTCTACATTGCAATTTAATGGCTAGAACACAATAGTTTTGTAGTATGAGCATTACTATATCTAGAGTTAACCAATTCAGCGATATTTAGCATAGGAGCAAAATGGCTCGTTTAAGGATAGAAACTGCCCCACAGATCACAGTATACGATGAATCTGCTATTTTTCAAGCAGCTTCTGGGGCAACAGCTAATTTAGTAGAATTTAAAAATTCGGCCAATGCAATAGTTGCTTCCGTAAGCGTAGAAGGTAATACTGTTATCGCTGGCAACCTTGCCCTCACTGGAAACTTGACTGTCACAGGTACGACTATTGCTTCGGCCAATGCAAATACTTTAACTGGGACAACCCTTAAGTCTACAGTGCTAAACTCTAGCCTTACATCCGTAGGCACTTTATCGTCTCTTGCGGTTTCTGGATCAGCAACCATATCGGCAAACGTAACCGCAAACAATGCTACAGTAAGCAATAACCTAACTGTTGGTGGGAACCTTTCTGTCACTGGAAATATAATTACAGTAAATACCACTACTTTGATGGTTGAAGATAATAAGATAATAATTAACTCAACAGCATCTGGTGCCCCAACTGAAAATGGGGTAATAGAAGTAGAAAGAGGATCTAGCGATAATGTTTCTATCAGGTGGAATGAAACAACAGACGCTTGGCAGCTTACAAATGATGGAACAAATTTTGCAGATGTACAGGCTTCAGTAACTGCTGGAGCAGGTCTTTCCAAGACTGCTAATACTCTAAACGTTGTTTCAGCTAACTCTTCAAGGATAAATGTAGGCGCAGGTAACATAGATTTAGCTACAGTCACTCAAACAAACACGACTGGTTCAGCAGGCGTTTCTTTTGTCCAGTCGCATTCAGTAGACGCATATGGAAGAATAGATGGTACAGTAACTGCATCGATCAGGGATGCTGACACGACAGTCAAAGGAATAGCGCTTTTCAGTGCTGGTGATTTTAATGTTAGTTCTGGCGAAGTAACAATAAAGAACTCTGGCGTAGACAATGCTCAACTAGCTAACTCTTCTTTTACAATTAATGGAACAAGCATAAACCTGGGAGAGACAAGCACTATTACGGCAAATGCTGCTACATTAACTGGTACGATGTTGCCAGTAACCGTGGTTGGATCTTCCCTTACTTCTGTTGGTACTTTAACTACTGGAGTTTGGAATGGATCACCAGTTGGGATAGCCTACGGAGGAACCGGCCAAGCAACTGCTCCTCTAGCATTAACGGCCCTCTTGCCAACCCAAACAGGAAATTCAGGGAAATACCTTAAGACCTCCGGGTCAGAAGCTTCTTGGGGGGCCTTAACTATTTCTGATATTTCAGAGATTACTGCATCAGCTGCAGAGTTAAATATTTTAGACGGGGCTACTCTTTCTACTTCTGAGTTAAATTACGTAGATGGGGTAACAAGCTCAATACAAACTCAGATAGACGCCAAGCTTGCTACGGCAACTGCCAGCTCTACATATGAAACAATTACAAATGTAAACCTTAAAGCTAATATAGCATCACCAACTTTTACTGGGGTACCATCAGCACCTACCGCAAACAGCACAACAAACACTACACAAGTTGCTACTACCGCTTTTGTAAAGAGCGTTATCAGTGACCTAGTAGGAACAGCGGCAGCTAACCTTGACACTCTTGGTGAAATATCAGATGCACTAAACGACGACGCAAGCTATGCTGCTACAATAGTTACCGCTTTAGCTGCAAAAGCCCCATTGGCTAACCCAACATTTACGGGAACTGTTGCTGGGATAACAAAGGCAATGGTTAACCTAACATCAGTAGATGACACAAGCGATGCTAACAAGCCCGTATCCACAGCACAACAAGCAGCACTTGATCTTAAAGCAAACCTTGCTAACCCTAGTCTTACCGGTGTACCAACAGCACCAACGGCTGCTTCAACAACAAGCACAGTGCAAATTGCTACTACCGAATTTGTTCAACAAGAAATAACAGCTTTGGTTGGTGGAGCACCTGGAGCTCTCAATACCCTTAATGAGTTAGCCACAGCTTTAGGAAATAACTCTTCATTTTCCACAACTGTAACAAACAGCATCGCCCTTAAGGCTCCGATTAATGCTCCAACTTTCACTGGCATTGTTACGATACCTGCTGGAGCGTTAATCTCTGGTTACGCAACACTTGCTAATCCAACATTTACCGGCACAGTTTCTGGTATTACAAAGTCGATGGTTGGTTTAGGTAACGTTGACAATACAGCAGACGCAGCAAAACCAGTTTCTGCTGATCAACAAGCTGCGCTTAATCTTAAAGCTAATATAGCCTCGCCGACCTTTACTGGAGTTGTTACAATACCTATGGGGGCATCTATCTCTGGCTTTGCTACGCTGATGAGCCCTATTTTCACAGGCGTACCTGAAGCCCCAACTGCGGCAGCAGCAACCAATACAACGCAAATCGCTACTACCGCGTTTGTTCGTGCAGAAGTTGCAGCTCTTGTCGGTAGTGCTGGTTCAACATTGGATACTCTTGGCGAAATTGCTACTGCACTTGGAAACGATGCTAATCTTTCTGCAACCCTCACAACCAGTATCGGGCTCAAAGCTAACACAGCTTCTCCAACTTTTACTGGCAATGTTACTATCCCGGCTGGAGCAAATATTGCTGGTTACGTAACACTTACTGGTTCTGAAACATTAACAAACAAGACATTTACTAGCCCAGTAACAAACTCCCCAACATTGACTCTTGCAAATACTTCCTCAACAACAGATGCTAGAATCTCTTGGGACAGTACAAATAAAAAAATACAAGTTGGTAATGGAACAGTGTCTCTAGACTTTGCTTCTTCTAACATTACCACTAATGCGCAAGCAGCTAGCTATACACTAGTTCTTTCCGACAAAGATAAAATGATTGAAATATCAAATGCTTCTGCAAATACTATTACGATTCCGCCAAACTCATCTGTAGCGTTTCCAATTGGAACTCAAGTTAGAATATTACAGACTGGAGTTGGGCAATGTACCGCTACCGCAGGAGCTGGTGTAACTTTAAACGGAACTCCAGGCTTAAAGTTGCGTGCGCAGTGGTCATCTGTTACACTTGTTAAAAGAGCAACAGATACATGGGTGGCAATAGGAGACTTGGCAGCATAATATGAGCATAACTGGTGATGAATCTGGAGTTAGAAAAGCTATAGTCCCTAATATAACTGGACGGAAAAGATAGCACCGCCAATACAGCTATTACAACGGCTGGTTTCCGCGTTGGTACGATTACAAATGTTAATACCGCCGTATCAGGAGAACTAGGTGATGTAACAGCTCAAGTTCAAACTGCAGGTGTTTTAACAACCTTAAGCACCCCAATAGATTACACTAGAAAGAGCCCATTTTTTCCACCCTATTTTCCGCCCTACTTTCCTCCATACTTCCCGCCTTACTTCCCGCCATATTTCCCACCGTTCTTCCCTCCATTCTTCCCTCCTTATTTCCCACCATTCTTCCCACCATTCTTCCCACCATTCTTTCCGCCATTCTTTCCGCCATTCTTTCCACCTTTCTTCCCACCTTTCTTCCCACCTTTCTTCCCACCATCTTTTAAGTAGGTAAGACGCATAGAAAAACCCACCCCGTAAAAAGGGTGGGCTCTTCTAATTGGAAAGAAATTTAGCTATACTAATTCAGTGATAGTATAAAAAGATGGAGTTGTAAATCTTTCTCCAGAAGTGACCATTCTTACCCCATGTAAATAATTGATATCACCAGGATGGGCAACAGCTAAACCAGGCTCAGGCTTAACTTCGATATCGTGCTGAGGATAGTACAGTTCTCCACCTTCAAAATTGTCGTTATAATATATTAACGAATTTAAATCGTAGTTAGGGAAAGGGTTAGGGGAGCCGTCATTTAGCTGCTTATCTGCGTGGGGTCTTTGCTCTAGCCCTGGAAACCATCTTATAATAACCGGTGGTCTAGTTGACAGTTTTACATTGAAAGCGTCTTCTAAAAAATACTTCATTTTAAGAATATACTTATCAACTATGTTGTATATTTCTAAGTTAATTTTAGATAGTATTTCTCCACTGCACTGTCTATTAGACCAGTAAGACGCATCGTAAGTGCATGTCCCATCTTCTGAATAAATATTTTCCCCGGCGTCCATCCACTCGTTAATTGTTGGGACAAATTTTTCGATCTTTTTTAGGTCATCAAGTTCAACAAAATTCTTAATAATTTTTATATTATCAATAGAGCTACCAAAATGGCCTGGTTCAATTAATGACTTTTCATCGTTAGGGTTCATAGTCTTCCTTCTTGGTAAAAATGGT